GCACATTTTTGAAAACCGCAAGGATATGAAAGGTCTTTTTACGCGATATGACCCTTCTAAAATTGGCGGGACCTTTAAAGGTGTGGTTGGCGTCACTAACATGGTGCCAATTCCTGGAAAGGATTTATGTATTGTAAATATCCCTTCTGGAGGCGTGCGTGCCGACATTACTCATTTATTTCCTGATCTATTGACTGTATCGGGAAATGCCCGTATGTTGTATCGTCGGGAAGATGGTTCTATTATGAATGATGTTGTTCGTGCCAATTATATCAAGAATTCAGAAGCTGGAGGCGCAGGTTACCATTATCATTGTTCCTATAACACTTTTACTGGACTGTGTGGAGCTGTTTTGGTTGGGTGTTTTGCCAAATGTACCATTGCTGGCATCCACCTGAGAGGTATTTCTGGTACTTCCAGTGGCAAGGCTCTCACTGTTACCAGACAGGAAATCTTAGATGCTATTGCCAAGACTGAAGATTGTGTTAGTAGTTTCCCTACCCATGTTAATGGCACTTTTCCCACCACTCGATATGAGAAGCAGGTTATTACTTCGACAGATATTCATGTCAACTCTCCCATCAATTATTTGCCTGAGGGCAGCGATATTGAATACTTTGGTCAAACTGGCCAACGTGCGTCTCATACCAAGAGTGACGTTGTTGTTACTCCTATTTCTGATGCTGTCACGGAAGTGACTGGTGTCGAAAGAAAGCATGGACCCCCTCAATTCAATAATAAATTGATGTGGCAGGCTTCCCTGGCTCATTCTGCTAATGCTAGTGCGGGTGTGGAACCTTCATTGTTGGATAAGGCAGTAATTGACTACCAGGCACATATTATCGAAGTTTTCCAATCGAAGGAATTTGGTGACATGGCCCGTGCAGAGTTGAAACCTCTCACGGATATGGAAGCTTTGTGTGGAAGGGATGGTGCTCGTTTCATCGATGCCATGCCTCGTTCCACTTCCAAAGGATTTCCACTTTCAGGGCCGAAGAGCGATATGATTACACTCTTGAATCCTGAGGATTATCCTGAGTTTGCTTGTCCTGCTGAATGTGATAAGGCCATCATTGATGAAATGAATAAGATGATTACCGCTTTCCTTGGAGGCAAGAGGTGTTATACTATTTTCAAGGCATGTGTCAAGGATGAAGCTACTAAGATTGGTAAAGAGAAAGTTAGAGTCTTTGAGGCGGCTGATTGGGCCTTTCAATTGATTGTGAGGAAGTATTTTCTGCCTATTGCCAGGATGTTGTCTTTATTTCCACTTACTTCTGAGTGTGCCGTTGGAGTTAATGCTCAAGGCCCCGAATGGGATCAGTTGGCTCGACACATGAAGAAATTTGGAGCTGATAGAATTTTTGCAGGTGATTACAGCAAATACGATTTGCGCATGCCTGCACAATTAATTTTAGCAGCTTTCAAATGCTTGATCGACATTGCAAAGACATGTGGGCAGTACTCCGGGGATGATATTAAAATCATGCAGGGAGTTGCCACAGAAATTGCTTATTCGTGTGTCTCGTACAATGGAGATTTGATTATCCATTGTGGCTCCAATCCCTCTGGCCAGAATTTGACGGTTTATATTAACTGTATTGTCAATTCACTCTTGTTGCGATGTGCATACTATCATATGTACCCCGCTGTAGAGGGCAATCCAGAACCATTCCGTCACAATTGTGCTGTTATGACTTATGGAGACGATGTCAAAGGCTCAGTTCGACAGGGATGTGATTGGTACAATCACATCACTTATGCTCAATTCTTGGCTGAAAGGGATATGGTTTTTACCATGCCCGATAAGGAGTCGATCCCCACTCCATACATGAATGACTTGGATGCCGATTTTTTGAAACGTCATAACTTATACAATCCTGAAACTGGATTGACTCATGGTGTTTTGGATCAAAATTCAATTTTCAAGTCACTACACTCCGTTTTGAAATCTAAGGCCATTTCGGCTGAGGATCAGAGTGCCCAAAATATTGATGGAGCACTTCGTGAATGGTGGCAGTATGGTCGTGAGATGTACGAATTGCGTCGTGATCAGATGAGGCAAGTGGCCATTAAGACTGGCATTGCTCATTTGTGTACTGAGTTGGAGATTTCATATGATATGAGGATGCAGGATTTCAAGGAGAAGTATGCATTGTAAGCTTCTCCAATTGTCCTGGGATGACGCAAAACTCACTCCAACCTCCGGAACTATTCGTAGGTAATAAGTTTAAAATGGTCTTGTTGTATTGGATACCATGTATATTAGATTTTTGATGTTATTTTACTGTATATAGGCTTGCAACATGTTGGCATTCCCCCCGTGGAATACCCGTATTTACGGGAGGCCTCGCCAGCCAATTAAATTTCATGCAGGACATGCATTGAGCGATGCATGTACCCTAAGTTCATATAAATTGCTTACTACTAATTATAATAATAATAATTCCGAAGGGGACACCGGATTTAGTGTCTCCAAAGTCGACCGTGAGTCGGCAGCCCAAAACGTCCATTTTGTGGACGGTGACACGCCTTGGTCATATGATATTAAGGCGAATGCTGATGAAACCACCAAGCTCGCTGCGTTCACTGATGCAGAACTTGGCGATTTCCTCAGCCGACCTATCAAAATTAAAGAATACCAGTGGACGCCTGGAGTTGCGTTGTCAGCTCCGCGTTTCAATCCGTGGACGGAATTTTTTAACAATTCTGATGTTCGTGATAAAATTAATCGTTATCGTAATTTGCGCTGTAATTTGCGCATGAAAGTCTTAGTGAATGGAAATAGTTTCTACTATGGTCGTGCACTGTTGACTTATAATCCTTACGTTCAGAACGATGAAATCACTGTCAATCGAGCATTTATTGAAGAAGATCTCGTTCAGGCTTCGCAAAAACCACATCTTTTATTGGATCCTACCACTTCTCAAGGTGGAGAGATGCTCTTACCGTTTATCTGGCCGGAGAACTATCTTAACATTACTGTCCAAGGTTGGAATGCCAAGATGGGAGAGGTTGATATTCATGATTTTGATGTTCTCCAGCATGCAAATGGTGGTACAGATCCAATCTCTATCACTATTTTTTGCTGGGCCGAGAATCTCACTTTGGCTATTCCTACAACGGCACAAGTGAACAATGACGTGATCGCGAGTTTTATACCCCAGAGTAAGGTTGCTCCTCCCCCGAGAAAGAAGGCGAATCCAGGACGTTTGGATTCTATTCCTGAGCATGATCTGTTTCCTCCATTAATTGGGAGACATTTAGTGGGTATTCATAGACGTCTTAAGCCTCTTGTGTATACTGATCTTTCTTCAACTAGTCCATATGAGCCACAAGGTTTTGTGGATGATTCTGAACTTGATGAATTTGGTTTTCCTAAGCCATATGATCAGCAAGCTGGAAAGGGAAAGAAGAAGGCTGTTATGAAGGCAAATAACACGACATCTAGTGATGAATTTACACGAGATGGTTTGATTAGTAAGCCGGCATCTGCAATTGCGAAAGTTGCTGACGCTCTTTCTATGATTCCTGTGTTAGCTCCATATGCCAAGGCTACTTCTATGGTATCTACTAAAGTTGGGGATATTGCACGCATTTTTGGATACTCCAGACCTCAAGTACTAGAGGACACCAGATCATACGTTCCACGTTACCTTGGAAACCTATCAAATGCTGATGCTCCAGAACCTTTAGTCAAGCTATCACTTGATTCAAAGAATGAGCTGTCTATCGATACGCGTTTAATGGGATTAGGTGGTGAAGATGAGCTTACTGTCAATTCAATTTGTCAGAGATGGTCTTATTTCAGGCAATTTGATTGGCCCGAGACTGCCGTCACTGATACTATGTTGACTTCTATGATCGTTTCTCCCATTTATGGTAGATCAGTTATAGCTTCGCCTATTAATGAAATTCACAGTACTGCTTTGGCATTTGGTGCTTCACCATTTGATGCCTGGCAGGGTTCTATTAAGTTTAGGTTTAATGTGGTGTGTTCTGAATACCATCGTGGTCGCATCAGGATCGTCTATAATCCTGCTACTAGTCCACCTGGTGCTATTCCTTTTAATCAAACCTATTCGACTATTGTTGATATCTCTGAAAATAGGGATTTTGAATATGAGGTCAAGTGGGCTGATGTGAGGGCATGGGCTACCAATGTTGGTATCTCTAGAATTCCAAGCGCTATCATCTCTAATGATTTTAGTCCAGTACCTTGTGGCGGCGCTGCAGATAATGGATCACTTTCTGTTTATGTTGTGAACGAGTTAGCAACTCCTTCAACTACAACAGCTGATGTGAAGATTCAAGTCTGGGTTGCTGCTGGAGACGATTTTGCTCTAGCTGTTCCCACGACTAAAAATCTTTCTACATTATCTGTTTTCAAGCAACAATCAGAAGTTGCTCCTTATGCTCCTCAATCAGAGGTGGCACCGGACACTTCATTGGCTAATACTGAGGATAAGTCTAATTCCCCAACATGTACTGAAGAAGTTGCATCCTTTGCTCCTGGTGGAAACATTTCTGATGATAATCAGTATCTTGTTTACCAGGGAGAGAGGATTGTGTCTTTTCGAGAAATGTTGAGGCGTTATCATTACTTTAACTCATATTGGCCTGCTGAGACAGGTACTTCCACACATATGCGTATTGTTAGATTTAATCTCCATGATTTCCCATACTATCGCGGTTGGGAACCTGGAGGTGAAGATGCAGGCTTTAATTCAAGCGCTTTCTTATCTGATTACAATTTTTGTACCGAAACCCTCCTAAATTACTTAACCCCTGCTTTTGCATGCAGACGTGGTGGATTGCGCCATAAGTATTCTTTGGCACAGCTTGGGTCTGCTGTACGGGCAGTTACGATGTCTGTATCTAGGCACAATTTGGACGGTTCTGTCAATTTATCATCAGCGCATCGGATTGATGAAACCTTAGAAGGCGATAGACGTAGGCGCATTCAAGAAACTGAGCGATCTAGTTTGGGAGGGTCCCACGCTACTATGGCAAATGTCAATCCAGTTCTCGAGTTTGAAACTCCATACTATACAAGAGGACAGCGCTTTGAGCCTGCTCGGCGTGTTGGTAGATATTCTACATTTTTGCCAGGTGCTCATGATTTATCAGTTGATATTCCTCAGAATCTTGCTGGATCAGATTATCGTATTGACAGATATATCTCCGTTGCTGAAGATTTTCAATTGGGTATGTTTACGGGTGCACCAATCATGTACTCGTACAACAACCCAATTGCAGCATAGAGAATGAATTTTTGGGTCAGATTCATAAACTATTACATAATTTATATATATGTTAGAGTCGCGGTGGACTCTATGTACAAATAAACACCAGAACCTTCTTCTAAGAAGTAAACTAGACGTAAGAAATCATAAACAATTGATTAGAATACCGTTCGGTGGCCGAACGGGGGCATGGACATGCCTTGTCCGTACCTAGGCGAGATGCTTAGCATCTTACACTGTATCTATTTTGTAGATCCAGGGTTTTATATACAAACCCTTGTAAGATGTACGCATCTTACAAGGGTTTGGATTTTTACCTGGGTCACAAGTTCTTATAGTGTATGCCTGAAGTAGTATATCACTTTTCAACCGT